GTAATGAAAAATGGTATGATGTTGTTATACCAAATTATTTTAATACTAATGACTTCCAATACAAATCAGAAAAACAAGATTACTTCTTATACATTGGTCGTGTCTATGATGGCAAAGGTGTTAATATTGCCATTCAGGCCACCGAAAAGATTGGCGCTAAGTTAATAATTGCTGGACAAGGTTCACTCAAAGAAATGGGTTACGATGAAGTTCCAAGTCATGTAACTGAATTTGGTTTTGCTAATTCTTTAGACCGTCAAAGATTGATGGCAGATGCTAAGGCTGTATTTGCACCATCATTATATAATGAACCATTCTGCGGCACCCATGTCGAAGCCATGATGTCAGGAACACCAGTAATCACCACTGATTGGGGTGCGTTCACTGAATACAATATACATGGTGTAACTGGTTATCGTTGTAGGACCTTTGAGCATTTTGTTTGGGCGGCTAAAAATATTGATAAAATAGACACATGGAAATGTAATGTTTGGGCTAGACAGAATTTTGGTTACGATAAAGTTGGACACATGTATGAAGAATACTTCCAGTCGTTACTGAATATTCATGGCAAAGACGGATGGTATGAACCAAATGATTCCAGAACTGAGTTAGATTGGTTGAAAAAAGAATATCCTATTAGCATAAATACATTATAGTAAAAATATTAAATGGATTATTATGGCCACCATATCAACACGACAAGGTTTTAAAGATTATTGTTTACGCCGACTAGGTTTTCCAGTCATCGACATCAATGTGGATGATGACCAGATTGAAGACCGCATAGACGATGCTTTACAATATTGGACAGATTACCATTATGATGGTATGCAAAAGGTCTACTATGTTCATAGAATAACTCAAACTGATATAGACAATCGTTGGATTAACATGTCGCCTAATGTTGTTAGAGATAACGCAAACAATTCTGTTAATGTTGTTGGTGTAACAAGAGTATTTCCTATCCAAGATTCTCAAGCCACAGTAAACATGTTTGACTTGAGATATCAATTGCGTTTAAATGAATTGTATGACTTCACATCTGCGTCTTATGTAAATTACACATTGACAATGCAACATCTCCGTTCACTTGAGTTGTTGTTTACTGGTGAAGTGCCTATTCGTTTTCAACGACACACCAATAAATTGTTTCTTGATTGGAGATGGGAACAATCAAACATAACACCTAATTCAGTTGCAATCATTGAATGTTACGCTTCACTTAATCCAAACGCTTACGGCGACTTGTGGAACGACCGATGGTTGAAAGAATATGCAACCGCCTTAGTGAAAAGAACTTGGGGTAATAATCTTAAAAAATTCAGCGGTATGCAACTACCGGGTGGTGTCACTTTAAATGGTGATAAAATATACCAAGAAGCATCTGATGAAATTAAGGCCTTAGAACAAGAAATGGAATCTCGTTATGGGGGCGTCTTGGAATTTTACCTTAATTAATTATATGAATCACATTCACCATATTATTCCTAAACACATGGGTGGTTCTAATGAGCCATCCAATTTAATAGAACTTACCGTAGAAGAACATGCGGAAGCTCATAAAAAGTTATGGGAAGAACATGGTAAATGGCAAGATAAAGTAGCTTGGCGAGCACTCTCTGGCCATATAGGTAAAGAAGAAATAATACACGAAATTCATAAAAATATGAACAAAGGAAGAGTTGTGTCGGAAGCGACCAGAGAAAAAATGGCTGAGGCTAAAAGGGGTCGTAAGATTTCTGAAGAACATAAGAAAGCACTAAATGAAGGCCGTAGAAAATCCAAAAATAGCCAAGAACATTTGATTGCTTTGTCTAAAGCCAATAAAGGTAAAATTATTTCAGAACAACAAAAAAAATTAATGTCGGATAATAGAAAGAATCATCCAAGAAAAACAGAAATTTCATCTATGGGTGGAAAAATGAGTATTGAAAAATATAAAATAGATAAAAAAAGACAAGAGGAATTTTCAAATAGAATGAAATTATGGTGGAAAGAAAGAAAAGAAAAATTAGCTAGTGAATTGAGAGGAATCTAAAATTTCTACATCTGTCTATTTTAATAACTATGGCGCTCAAAATGAGCAACGCCTGTTTGAAGATTTGATTGTGGAGTCAATCAAAATCATGGGATTTGATTCCTATTATCTTCCAAATGATAATGACGTTTCACGTGATTTGCTTTATGGTGAAGACCCACTTAAAAGATTTACATCTGCATTTCCTCTTGAATTGTATCTTTCTTCAGCCATGGAATACACAGGTGAAAAAGAATTCTTTTCTAAATTTGGTCTTGAAATTAAAAACAACGTTTCTGTTATCTTATCTAAACGTACTTTCTCTCAACGTGTTCCACAATACGCTTTTGATAGGCCGCGTGAGGGTGATTTAATTTATGTACCAGTATTGAATGGTACTGGTGAATTATTTGAAATCAAATTTGTAGACCATACTAAAGATTTCTTCACATTAGGTCGCAAGATTCCGTATTTCTATGAAATGCAGCTTGAGAAATTTAAATTTTCAAATGAAGTTATTGGCACAGGCATATCAGATATTGATATCATTTCAGTACAAGAATCTTATACTATCAATTTGGATATGCAAAGGTCGGATTCAACTTACTTAGAAAAAGAAATAGTATTTCAAAGTGATGATTCCTCATATGCAAATGCAAGTACTGTGGCTATAGTTTCATCTTGGGATAAAAATACAAAAACATTACATGTAACAAATATCGCTGGTGAATTTAAACTTAATGCAAACGTTATTGGCCATACATCAAATACAAGTATTAAACTATTGGCTTACGACCCATTAGATGTTACATTAACTAGAGAAGTGTATGATAATAAAGTCATTCAAACTGAAGCTGACCAAATTATCGATTTCTCAGAATCAAACCCATTTGGTGAAATATGATAGCTTATAATAAAATTATTAGAAAAATGGTTGTTGGATTTGGAGACTTATTCAATGACATTGATTTAATTCGTTACAATCCAGATGGCTCTGAAGCACAAAGACAAAAGGTGCCTTTAGCATATGCGTCTAAAGAACGTTATGTTATGCGTTTGCAGAACGACCCAGGATTGGACACCAAAGTTCAAATTACACTACCTCGTATGTCTTTTGAAATGAACGGGTTAACATATGATGCTTCACGTAAACAAATAACTAATATTAAAAACTTTGCACCTTCACAAAGCGCAGATACAATATTATCTCAATATAATCCTGTACCATATGATTTTGATTTTTCTTTATACATCTATGTTAGAAATATTGAAGACGGCACACAAATCATTGAACACATATTACCGTATTTTACACCAGATTATACAATCAAATTAAATCTTATACCTGAAATGGGTGTAACAAAAGAAATACCAATTCATTTAAAAGATACAAAATATGAAGTAACCTATGAAGGTCCTAGAGAAAATGAAACTAGAACTATTATATGGACTTTAAATTTTACGGTCAAAGGGTTTGTTTATGGTCCTGTTTCTGAACCTAAAATCATTAAACGGTCTATTACAAATATATACGATTCAACATTATCAGATTCGGATTTGGTTGAGTTTGATGTGGATGCTGGTGGTTTAGGTGATTATCAAGAAGGTGAATTTGTATATCAAGGTTATACAATGGATGGTGCCACAGCAGTTGCTAAAGTAATTGCTTGGAATAATACAACATTAAAATTACAAGTTGGTGCATTAACTGGTAATTTTGTCACATCAAAACCAATTTATGGTAAACAAACGGGAGCTGTATATACAATACAAGCTCACCAAATATTACCTATACATTTGGTTAAAATTGTGGCCACTCCTAACCCATTATCCGCTAACGCTAATTCAAACTATCTATATAATACAGCTGTTACTGAATTCCCTTATGCTGATAGAGAAACACCAAGTTTAGATAGTAATAATATGAGTATTGATGATTTAGATTTAACTATGGACCAAGACGATTAAAAATAAAGAGGTTATACCAAAATGGCAAAACAAAATATCAATATAGGTTCCAGTGCAAATGACGGCAGCGGAGATAGTTTGCGAGATGCAGCCGTAAAAATTAATCAAAATTTTACAGAATTATATGCTACGTCTGGATTAGATACTACGTTCACACAAGCCGCATTTAATGCCGCTAATAGTGCTATAACAATGATTCAAAACCCACAATCATCCAATTATGTTTTGTCGTTGACTGATGCTGGTAAATATTTATATTATACACAATCTGCAAATGTAACATTGTATATTCCAAATTCAAGTTCTGTCGCATTTTCTAATGGTACCACGATTACTATTATTTCTAAAACATCTTCTAGTGCAAATATTACAATTTCACCAAACACCGGTGTTTCTTTATATTTTGCTGCTAACTCAACGTCATCTTCACGTAATGTCATAACTTACGGAACAGCTACAATTTTAATGGCATCATCCAATACATGGTACGTTAATGGTTTTGGAGTTTCTTAATTGATTACTAATTAAATATTAATTTACTATATAATACCAATCGTTTACGGAATAAAATAATGTCTAAAATTGATGAGAACTTGAGTGAAATGTTAAATATACCAACAACTACGGTGATTGACCAACCAACCGATGTGGTTGTTAAAGATAAAAAAGAAGAAAAACTGGAAACTGATTTGATGAAAGATTACGAAGAGTCTCGTAATCAATTAAAAGAAATCGTCGCTAAAGGTGCTGGTGCAATTGATGACATACTTGCTATTGCTCGTGAATCGGAACATCCTAGAGCTTTTGAAGTTGCAGCTACAATGATTAAAACCGTTGCTGATGCTAATGAAAAGTTACTAGCAATGCAAAAACAAATGAAAGAAATAACAGGCGCTAAAAATCAAAACTTAAATGTTGGCAAAGCTGCTATATTTGTTGGTTCTACTTCTGAGTTATCCAAGATGATTAAAAATGAGATTAAAACTATAGATGGCAATTAATGAAAATTTGGGTTATAGAGACAATCCACTTTTAAAGAAAGTTGGAGTTGCTCACGAATACACCCAAGAAGAAATTGAAGAATACATCAAGTGTTCTAAAGACCCAGTTTATTTTATCAAAAATTACATTAAAATTGTAAACGTTGATGAAGGTCTAATTCCATTTGGCATGTGGGATTTTCAAGAGAAAATGGTTCAAACCTTTAAGGATAACCGTTTTGTTATTATGAAAATGCCTAGGCAGGTTGGTAAAACAACAACCTCTGTTGGTTATATTCTATGGCACTCAATCTTCCAAGATGCTCAAAACATCGCTATCTTGGCCAACAAAGGTTCGCTTGCTCGTGATATTTTGGCCAAATACCAATTAGCTTATGAAAATCTACCAACATGGCTTCAACAAGGTATCATTACTTGGAATAAAGGTAACGTTGAGTTAGAAAATGGTTCTAAAGTTATATCAGCCTCAACCACTTCAAGTGCTATCCGAGGCGGTTCATTTAACTTAGTATTCTTAGACGAGTTTGCGTTTGTCCCTAACAATATTGCTCTAGAGTTCTTTAACTCTGTTTATCCTGTAATTTCATCAGGTAAATCATCTAAGATTATTATTGTTTCAACTCCAAATGGTATGAATCTATTCTACAAAATGTGGATGGATGCCATTGAAGGACGAAGTACCTATAAGGCCTTAGAAATTCATTGGTCTATGGTACCAGGTCGTGACCAAAAGTGGAAAGAAGAAACAATTAAGAACACTAGTGAAGACCAGTTTAGACAAGAGTTTGAAACTGAGTTCTTAGGTTCATCTAATACTTTAATTTCTGGTCAAAAACTCCAGATGATGCACTATAAAGACCCAATACTCAGACAAATGGATATTGATATCTTTGAACATCCTATTAAAGATAATGACGAGGGCACCGTAAAAGAACACTTGTATGCAATTGCAGTTGATGTAGCTGAAGGCAAAAACTTAGACTATTCAACTTTCTCTGTAATAGATATTTCAGCTACTCCATACATACAGGTCGCTAGATATAGAAACAATACCATCTCACCGATATTATTTCCTACAGTAATATACAATGCGGCACGTTATTATAATAATGCCTATATATTGGTTGAGATTAATAATAATCCACAAATCGCAGAAACACTACATACAGATTTAGAATATGAAAATGTAATCAAGGTGATAACAGGTAATAAAAAGGCTCAGCAGATTTCGGCTGGGTTTGGTAGAGGTGTACAAATGGGTGTTCGTATGACACCTCTTGTTAAACGAGTCGGTTGTTCAAATTTAAAAACTTTGATTGAATCCGACAAACTGATAATTAATGATTTTGATACGATAGCTGAATTAACTACCTTTGTTGCTGGTAGAAGTACTTTTGAAGCTGATGATGGCGCAAATGATGACATGGTTATGACCTTAGTCCTTTTTGCCTGGATGACTACTCAGAAATATTTCAAAGAAATTGTATCACATGACATACGAAAACAATTACAATTACAACAATTCTCTCAGGTCGATGAAGAAATTCTTCCTGTAGGTGAATTAAATGATGGTTTAGATGTTCCTTTTGTTGTTGAAGATGGAGATGTTTGGGTATCAGGTCAAGGTGACACATATTCAGATTATTTCAAAAACATAACAAAAGGTTTATAAAATAAGGTAATGATAAATAGATTGTATAGTAATATATGTTTCTCTACTATCATTATAAAAATACAAGGAGATAAAAATGGCGTTTCAACTTTCTCCTGGCGTAAATGTTTCTGAGATTGACTTAACCACAGTCGTTCCTTCAGTTTCAACTACAGCCGGTGCAATTGTTGGGGACTTCGCATGGGGTCCAGTAAACAAAAGAATTTTGGTTGACAGTGAAATAACACTCGTTGACCGTTTTGGTAAACCAAATGGTAATACTTTCGTTTCTTTCTTTAGTGCAGCTAACTTTTTAGCATATGGTAATAACCTACGTGTCGTTCGTGTTGTTGACACCACAAGTTCATTACATGCTAATAATGCCACATCAGTTGGTACGGGTGTTCTAATTGAAAACGAAGATGATTATGAATTAAATCATTCAGCTAACACATCAACATCGTTTGGTGCTTTTTATGCTAGATGTCCTGGTTCATTAGGTAATAGTATTCAAGTTGTAGCTTGTGCAAATACCTCATCTTTTACAGGATGGGAATTCAGTTCAACATTTAGTTCAGCGCCAGGTACATCAGAATTTGCAAATAGCGTAGGTGGTTCTAACGATGAATTACACATAGCTGTTGTAGATATCACTGGTGCTATTTCAGGTACAGCTGGTACTATTTTAGAAAAATATGAAAGTGTTTCTAAAGCTTCCGATGCTAAATTAGATGACGGTACACCAAACTATTATGTAACTCAAATTTCTAATAAATCAAAATGGATATATGTAGCATCTCATTTTGCTTCAGGATGGGGCGTTTCAGCTGTTGGTAGAAATTTTGGAACAACCACTCCAACTTATGATGAAACATTGGCTGGTGGCGTAGATGTTCCAGCTTTACAATCTCATTATGTAACAGGTTGGGATTTATTCGCTAATTCTGAAGAAGTTGATGTATCATTACTTGTAGCCGGTAACGCTTCAGAAATTGGTGATAAAACCACTGTTCCTGAGTATGTACATCAAATTGCTGATAGTCGTAAAGATTGCTTAGCGTTCTTATCGCCTAGTTTTGCTAGTGCCGTAAGTACTCCATCAGCATCAGCTGTGGTATCTTATAGAAACTCATTGAATATCGGAACTTCATATTCAGTTATGGATTCAGCTTGGAAATATCAATTTGACAAATACAATAATGTTTATAGATATGTTCCACTTAATGGTGACATTGCTGGTTTATGTGTCTATACTGATAACGTTCGTGATCCATGGTGGTCTCCTGCTGGTTTAAATCGTGGTCGTATCAAGAATGTTGTTAAACTTTCTTGGAATCCAAATAAAACAGATAGAGATACATTATATCCCGCAAATGTTAATCCAGTTGTAGCGTTCCCTGGTGAAGGTGTTGTATTATATGGTGACAAAACCATGCAATCAAAACCATCAGCCTTCGATAGAATTAATGTTCGCAGATTGTTTATTGTACTTGAGAAAGCAATCGCAGTTGCTGCTAAATATTCATTGTTTGAATTTAATGATGAATTTACCAGAGCGCAATTCGTTGCATTGGTAGAACCATTCTTACGTGACGTTAAAGGTCGCCGTGGTATCTATGACTACCGTGTAGTTTGCGATTCAACAAATAATACTGCTCAAGTTATTGATTCCAACCAATTCGTTGGTGATATCTACATCAAACCAGCTCGTTCAATCAACTTCATTCAACTGAATTTTGTTGCTGTTAGAACTGGCGTAGACTTCACAGAAATCGTTGGGAAGTTTTAATAAATAAAGACAGTATAGGAGAAAAACATGGCATTTAATGTAACAGAATTTAGAGCCAATCTCTTAGGAGATGGCGCTCGTCCTAATCTGTTCCAAGTATCGTTAACCTTCCCAACGGTGGCAAATTCACCAGTGGCTGGCCAAAGACTTTCGTTTTTGGCCAAGACCGCACAGTTGCCAGGTTCAACAGTCGGAACAGTCCCAATGTATTACTTCGGTCGTGAAATGAAGTTTGCAGGTAATAGAACCTTTCCAGATTGGTCTATTACGATTATCAATGATGAAGATTTCAATGTACGTAACGCTTTTGAGAAATGGTCTGATGCAATTAACAGTCACTCTCTAAACGTAAGAAATCCAGCAGCATATAATCAACTACTATATACTACTGATGCAACAGTAACTCAGTTTAGTAAAGCTGGTTTACCAATTAAATCTTATAAATTTGTTGGTTTATTCCCAACCGATGTTTCTCCAATCGAATTAGATTGGGGTTCTAACGACAGTATTGAAGAATTTGGCGTAACTTTAGCCTATCAATTCTGGGAATCAGATACAACATCTTAATGATGCTATATGGAAGAGGGGAGAAATCCCCTCTTATTATGTTATTTTGAATATTGAATAAAGGAAATTAAATTGGCTTTTTCACTTTTTGGGTTCCAAATATCTCGTCAGCAAGAAGACGAAGAACAACAGAATTCTACGCAATCTTTTACACCGCCATCAAATGATGACGGCGCTCTAACCATCACGCAGGCCGCGTATTACGGTACGTATGTCGACTTAGATGGTACAGCAAAGAATGAAGTAGAACTTATTGGTCGTTATCGTGAAATGGCGATGCAACCTGAAATTGAATCTGCTATTGATGATATTTGTAATGAAGCTATCGTACAAAATGACGATGGTGAAAATATTAAATTAATTACAGATAAGTTAAACGTATCACCCAAGATTAAAAAAGCAATTGAAAATGAATTTAATGTCATTCTGAAATTGCTTAACTACAACAATATGGCGCCTGATATATTCAGACGCTTTTACATTGACGGTCGGTTGTTCTATCATATATTGATTGACAGAGAGAATCCGACTCAGGGTATTAAAGAATTAAGATACATTGACCCACGTAAAATCCGTAAGGTTCGTGAGGTTAAAAAAGATAAAGACCCTAGAACTGGTGTTGAAATGGTAGTCGTGGTTAACGAATACTATATTTTCAATGACAAGTCTATTAATGGGTCATCGTCTAATTATGGTCCTGTTGGGGTTAGAATTGCCAAAGATTCAATAATCAATGTAAACTCAGGCCTAATGGATTCCAGAAGGGCATCGGTATTATCATACCTACACAAGGCAATCAAACCATTAAATCAGTTGAGAATGATTGAAGATGCAACGGTTATCTATCGTATATCACGTGCACCTGAACGTAGAATTTTCTACATTGACGTAGGTAATTTACCTAAGATGAAAGCGGAACAATATCTCCGTGACATCATGGTTAAATATAAAAACAAAATCGTTTATGATGCTCAAACTGGTGAAGTTAGAGATGAACGTAAACACATGTCTATGATGGAAGACTTTTGGTTGCCTCGCCGTGAAGGTGGTAAAGGTACTGAAATTCAAACTTTACCTGGTGGTCAAAACTTAGGTGAATTAGAAGATGTTAAGTATTTTGAAAAGAAATTATACAAATGCTTAAACGTTCCAGTTTCACGTATGGAATCAGCAACTTCATTTACCATTGGACGAGCAACAGAAATTTCACGTGATGAAGTTAAGTTTGCTAAGTTTGTTAATAAATTACGTAATCGCTTTACAGAATTATTTGATGAAGCTTTAAAAATACAATGCGTTCTCAAAGGTGTTTGTACCGAAGATGAATGGAATGTGTTTAAAGAAGGCATCTATTACGATTTCATTCGTGATAATAACTTTGCTGAATTAAAAGACGCTGAAATCTTAAGAGAGCGTTTAAGTTTGTTGAGTCAAATTGACTTATACACCGGCCGTTATTATTCTATGGATTGGATTCGTAGAAATGTTCTCAGATTTTCTGACGATGATATTAAAACTATCGACAAAGAAATTGAAGATGAACGCAGTAGAGGTGTTCCAATGCCTGCAGATTTACAGTATATTGGAATGAGTCCTGGTGGCGGTGAATCACCACAAACGCCAACGTTAGAACAAGACCCAATGATTCAACCAGGCGGTCAGGACGCAAGTC